ACGTTGTTCTAATCCAGATTCTTGTGCGTTCATTACAAATGTATTAAATATAAATAATGATTTACCTGGTTGATAAGACATAACTCTTTTGGATTGTCTTATAACTTTATCGCCACTAGCTGTAGTTACATTTAAATTAACTGTAGATTTATTTGCGGTATATGAAACTGTTCCTGATCCTGTTAAGTCTTCATCAAAGAGATTATTCTTTGACATTACATTTGTACTATCAAAAATAGTAAATGGATTAGAAACTCTTAGTCTTCCAAATGCATCATAAGCATTTGATCCATTTCCACCACCTATTACTGTAGGCTCTGTATTTACATTGTTACATCCTTGGCTCATGTTACCTCATTGTATACCAAGAAACTCTTTCGACTTCTTGTTTTAATTCTTCTTGATAAGAAGTGTTTAATTTATCTTTTAATGTTCTTAATGACTGAGATATTTGTCTTTGGTTTTCCTCAGTATATGTTGGTGTTGGTTCTGGTATATTAATATCTACTTTAGCCATTATCCCCTCATACCATCTGGTTGTATATCTGCTCTAAATGTTCCGAATCTCCAATTCTCATCAGTTGACGTATTTGCAATTCTTAAACTAGCAAATCGTGATCTTGCACGAGTATCTACTTTGTCCGTAGAACTTGTTATTGTAAATGGACCTAAAGGTGAAGATGCTGCGGTGTCCGTTGGATAGTCTCTTAATCTAATTGTAACTTCAGCATTACCAGTTAATAATTTAAAATCTGGCACAAACCTTCTCATAGACATAAACATTTGACCATCACCTTCTATTGCTAAATCAAAATCTCCTGATTGAATGAACGCAGGTATTGCAGTTTTATTACCTGCAGAATCTACTTCATTATTACCTACTTCATGTTCATAATAAGTTGAGGCACCATTTACATTTGTTACTCCTTGTATGATTGGAAATGTAGGAGTTCCTGTTGAATTAAATTGAGTAGCATATGGATTATCAAATAATGTTGAATCATGCCAAGATGTTCTTGATAAAGATCCAGTTGTCCAAGTATTTTCTGTGTAATTATATGTAACCACTCTATCTGGTTCTGTTGATCCGTCCTTAGGATAAAACCAACTGATCTCTTCATATAAATGATTTAAACCAGCATATACTTGCTCACCTGCATTATAATTAATTCCAAGATTGTCACCTTTACTGGTAAATACAAAATCTTCTACTAAGCACGGCACTGATTTAACTGTACCATCAAACACAAAAAATCCTCCTGCTTGACCCATCCACCATACAGCTCCGTTAACATATTTCATTGCGTGTTGACCAATAGCTCCACAATTACTTCCTACTTGTCTTATAGAAAACGTAAAAGGTGGACCAACAAACTGCATTACATATGCAGAAGTATCTGTTAGAATTAAAATATAATCTTTAGCCTTTACTGCTCCTACTATTTTTACACCAGAATCTAATCTAAATGTACCTGCAGTATTAATTGATGTAGGGGTATAATCATTAATATCTTCTTGATCCGAAAATCTTATAAACATTTTATCTTGTGTCTGTTCACTACCAATTGTTGTTTCAGTTCCAAGTATAATTAAATGTCTATCTCTTTCAGATACAATAGACATGACGGATCGTGTTGGTGCTCCACTTACAACCGTTGCTCTTGTTTGTAAAGCAGCGGTCGATACTTCAAGTGGATCCCATTCATATGTTTTACCATTTTTAACGGTTGCAATAAGTTTTTGTCCAAAGTGATCTAATGACCATGATGCAGGATCTAATAATACTGATGTCGATGTTGATGCTTCTCCCCATGCAGTATAAAATTCTACTGATGAGCCATCAGCATGAGCCGAACGTGTTCCTGCTACATCTCTAGTAATCCCTGTTAAGTCATTAACAGATATTCCAGTGTAAGAAATAAATTCTGCTCCAACTTTAATTGTACCAGAAGTTGGAAAGCCAGTTGTAGATGTAAGTGTAATAGAAGACCCCACACCCCCTGTACCATTGGTATCATCTAGTAAGGCACCATTTAAAGTAGAGATAATTCCAGATGCTCCACCAAAGGTTGAGGTACCCCAACCGTAGCCGTAACTTTGTGTAAGTGGTCCTGGTTTAATGTATGGATTAACTGTTGCAGCTCCACCTGCAGAAACAGTTGCTGTTGCAGCAGTTGCCATAGTAATTGTAAATGTGTCGTTTGTTGGAACAGTAATTACTTCAAAAGTATTGGTTTCGAAGTCCGCATCTACATATCCTGCTCCTGGTGTTGTTACCGATGTAAATGTAAAAAGGTCTCCTACAGATAATCCATGAGCCACTTTGTTTACAGTAACTGTGGCTGAAGTATCGGTAGTATCAAAAGTAATTCCTGTAATAGCAGTGTCTAAAGGAGTGATATCGTAAAAGGCTCCCTCGTAATATATTACCAAAACTTTATTAGTACCGAGAGCTGCGTATCTTCTTCCATCTAAGTCTGCCCAAACAAGCTGTTCTCTCACAGCTCCAGCTAAGGTATTTGAAATTATTTGTTGCCAACCCCCTATTTTTTCGGGTAGTCCATATCTAAACCGAACAAAATCACCATCAGTCCACTGTCCTTCAGCTCCTGTTGCGGTTACTTGTTTGTTAAATCCCGGTCTTATTTGTACATTTGTTAAAGGCATGGTTAATTATAACATGCTAAAATAAGTAAATCTATTATTTGAGTTTAACTTCTGAATCTTTAAATGTTACTTTTTTTTCAAAATCTGGATTTAATTCTTTATATTTAATATGTATATCAGTCACAATTTTCATCAGATGGTTAACAAAATGTCTTCCGTCTTCATAAACAATGGTTACTTCTCCTTTTTCCTTAATAAGCTTTCTTTCATCTTGGTTAAAAACAATTTTACATGCATTACCAGTCCATACAAATTTCATATTTTTCTTGTTCCTAAATTTTCTCTTTTATCATATTTATATTCAATAAATTTACCATTTTCTTCAATATAGTGAAAAAAAATTTGCAAAGCATAATCTCCAACATATTCCTCTCTCCAGTGTTCTACTTTTGCTCCATAATATAAAATTCCATCACCTGGTTTAATTAAAACTTTTTCCCCACCAATAAATATTGGCCACTCTATATCTGATTTTACATTAACAGTAACTGTTATCTCACAAGAGGGTCTATCAATGTGTTTTCGTAAACTTGAAAACTTTTTGTAAAGCCTCCAATAACTATAAGTTTCAATAAATTTTAAATTAGCAGCTTTTTCAAATTTTTCTTTTTTAGAAATTAATAAAGAATCGGTAATCATATCACCATAACTATAAGTTTCTCCTAAACTTTTTGCTTCAAAATTTGTTATATTAACTTCGTTAAATAATTTTACATAATTAAAAAATAAAGTTCTTTCATCTTTGGATAAAACATCTTTAATGTATATATATTTTTTTAAATCAACCATGCAACTATTGTAAACCTTGTTCCTTTCGTTACTTCTGTAGCTTGATGAGGAAATAAATAATTACTTGGCCAAATCACAACTTTACCTACTTCAGGTTTTACATCCAAAATCATTTTTTGCGTAATTGGATCAAAAAATTGTAAATGGCCTCCCTCGTAGTCATTGTTTAAAAAAACAATTGCTGATATTTCTCTGAAATGTTCTTTACAATTGTCGTGATGTTTTTTATAAAAACCACCTTTAATATATTTTAAAAGTGTTATGTTTACAACTCTTGAAAGATTTAAATTAATTTTTTTACTTTTTAAAAAATAATTTGCATGATTAGCTAAAAGACTAACTAATAAATTATGCCAATTTGTTTCTGTTAAGTTTTTTTTCCTAGTAAGATCGTAATTTAAAGCTGATCTTATATTTTTTTCTACAACTCCTCCTTTACCACTAGCTACTTTCGCATCTGTAAAATTTGGAACATCATGAAAAGTTCTTAAAAATGCTGAAACTTGTGTTGAACTTAGTAATTTAGATTGTTGTATATAATTTTTTAATTCCATTTTGTTTTATTCCAATAACAATTTCTGTATGTGTTCCATAAATGTTTTAAAATTTTTAATCTATTTTCTAAAAAATTACTAGGTTTATTTTCAACCATATTTAATTTCCAATTGTCTCTTTTAAAAGGAATTATTTGAACATAAGGAGTTCCTCTTTTTATAGTTGTTTCTAGATTTGGATATTTATAACCATTAATTATTATTGGAAAATTAATATTAGATGGAAAAGTATCAGTGTTAACAATCCCAGAAATAATTTCAAATCTATCATCATTGTTGTTTAAAGGAGAGGTAAATAAACACGAATATCCAGGAGGAGTTTTTATAATAAAAGGATTTAATATTTTATAAAAAGGTAAATTTTTATTTTTTTGGTGATAAGGACATTCTTCTCCAAGTTGGAGTGGTGAATGTATTTGTGGATGAGAGGTATTTAAATTCAATCCTTTATCTAGTAAATATGCATAATCAAAATCGTGATATGAACATCTAAATATAGAATCTAATTTATTTTCTTTATTTAAAAAATTATGTTTAATGTAAAAATCTTGAGGCATTTTGAGTATGTAGCCTGAGGTCAAAGTTTCAAGAAAAGGTACACAACTTTTTATAGTTTTTTTTTCAAAATCTGTTTTTAATTTTTTAAACCAATCAGGTAAATTGTTTTTTGTTGGTATTGGAAAAACATCTTCTAACAAACTTTTAGATTCTTTTGGATAAAGAAATTCTATAATTTTATTATTCATAAATGCTTATTAACATTTTAAGAATAAAAATAAAGTAAATTACACTCTAAATTCTTGTGTGGATGGAACATTAGTAATTCCATTTTTCATCAAACAATCTACCCAATTTTTTCCACTTATTGGAAAAGTCAAACTATTTATATTTATAGACTGAAGTATATTTAAATTGGTAGTCCAAATAGAAGGAGGGTTTTCTGTGGCTCTTATAACTCTACTCATTTTATTTATTGTTGCTTCTAATTTAGATTGAATATCTTCTTTCGAAAAATCTTGATCTACTGAAACAGAATCTATTAGAATTGTATTTAAAGGGGCTTTTTCTGTAAAATATTTTTCCCCTCTTATGTAAGAGATGTAATCTGAATCTGTCATTTCTTCAAATGAAGTAATATTTTCAAAATTATTTATCCAATAATTTTTAGAATCTAAATCTTCACATATACTATTAAAAGAGTTGTCATGATTTTTTAAAATATATTTAGCCACAATTAAACACCTCCATTATCAAAAATAATTACTTGGCCTTCTTCTCCGGGATTTCCTACATTCCCGCCTTGACCCATTTCAAGAAAATTTCCAAGTATTGAAGTACCAGTTATATCTGAAGCTGCTCCTGGAACACTTCCTGGATTACCAGGATTTCCTGGAAAACTTTGAAAACCATTTCTATTAGGCCCGCCTCCGCCATTGCCTCCATTTGCAATTGCCAACACACCAGCTGCTCCTACGTTTGAGGCGTTACCTGGTTGTCCATTAGCATCAGGAATGCCCCCAGGACCTGAATCTCCCTTCAACCCTCCAGTTCCAACAGCAAATGGGTATGGTGTACCTCCAGTTACAGGTGAATAAAAGAAACCGTAGCCACCGTCTCCGCCTGGTGCGGCAGGGTCTCCAAGTCCAGGGTTAACAACTCCGCCACCACCCCCGCCACCAGCTATGTAAATTGATGCATTGTTAGCAGCTGGATTAGCTGTATAAGTTCCTGAAGCACCTCCAACTACGCTTCCAGCTTTAATAATATCGTTTGCAAAAACTCCACCAGAACCACTTGATGCAGCAGTTAATCTTCCTTGAGCATCTACTGTAATTGTTGCAGCAGTGTAAGAACCCGCGACAACTGCAGTGTTTGAAAGTTGATCTGGACCAACCGCATCGTTAGCTATTTTAGCCGATGTAATTTGAAGGTCTGAAATTTTTGCACTAGTAATTGCGTTGTCCGCAATCTTTGCAGTTGTTACTTGATTTGCAGAAATCTTTGCACTTGTAATTGCATTATCATCAATTTGTGCTGTAGCAATTGTTCCACCTAAAGTGTTTAATGCTATTTCATTTAAATTAGTTCCATCAGAATAAGCAGCAACGATTGCAGCTTCACCTGCAGTGAAACCTGTTCCTGAAACTGTTTTGATTGTTAAATTAGTTACACCTGTTACAGCAGATAAATCAATAACATAAAATTTTTCAATTCCATCTGGAATAGTTACAGTTGATGCAGTTGTTAAAGTTCCTGTAAATTTAAGAACCATGTTTCTTGCATTAGAGATAGCTTTATCTGTCATTGCAAGAGCAACAGTTCCACCATCAGAAAGTGCTACTGATTCAAAACCTGCGATTGCTTGTTGAATTAAATTTAAGTTGTTGTTTGTATTATCACCCCATGTACCAGCGTTTTCGCCAGTGACCATTAGTTCGAGTTTTAGATCTGTTGAATAACTAGATGCCATAAATTTTGTCTCCTAAATAATTATAATTTTACCTTAATCATGCAGCTAAATCAACCTCTGTCCATACATTAGCAACTCCAGGATCGACTTCTTGCCATGAAGTTACCGCTACAGAACCTACAGAAATACTAGCTGAAATTCCTGTAACAGTTACATTTGCTACTCCAGTAGCTGTAACAGAACCTACAGAACCTGTCAATTCTATGCCATCAACAGGGTATTTAGATGCCTGTTCTGCTTGACCTGCGGTAGCCGTTAATTCTTGTCCTGTTACAGGTTCAATAGTAGACTGAATTAAAGATATATCTCCTATAGTCATTGAAGCCGAAATACCAGTAACAGGTACATCAAGTCTTGGTTCTGGAATTACTTGACCTTCTGAGAAGGTTGCTTGGAATAACGTATCATCTGCAGATTTAATAACAGTTGATCCATTAGCTCCATCAAAGTGAAGTAAGAATTCTGTATTAGAATCAAATGAAAAAGCTTGAGTTGGTTCGGTAAAACTTGAACCCCCGTATCTTGCAATATCTGAAACTCTAAACTCATCTATGTAACCATTAAAATCACCAAAGCCATTTTCACCAATACTGAATGGACCATTATCTTGTTTATTAGCTGTAGTAGCTGTATCTTCTAAAGTTCCATTTTTATATAGTCTGTGAGTGTTGCCTTCTCTTTCATAAGACAACATAGTCCATTCATCTGCATTAACAGTAACTGAAGAAGTAATAATTGTTGATGGAGTTACAGTCCAATAAACTGTGTTACCTAGTAAATAAGATTGTTCTGTTGTGCTTGTTCCTGATTGCCAAATACCTTTGTAACCTGTAACGTTGTCAGGCCTAATCCAAACATCAACTGTAAAATCACCAGAGCTTAAATCTAAATTAGTTGTTGTCTCAACATAATCATCTGTACCATCTAATAATAAAGAAGATGATCCAAATTTAGCTTGTGCAGTTGAAAGTTTTGCATTTCCTTCGGCAGTAAAATTAAATAAAGGTTCTTGGTTAGTTGGTTCAACTAAAGCATCACCTGTGATATCTGCAATAGTTCCAATTTCAGCATCTAACTGATCTTCTGAAGCTAATACAAATATGTCTTGGTCAATTTGAATTGAGAATGAAGGATTTGCAAAAGTAGATGTTAATTCTGATCCTGTCACATCTACAACTACATCTGTAAATGCAGTTTCATCTCCAATAGAAGATGTTAATGAAATACCATTTAACTGAACTGAGTATGCATCACCCCAAGCTAAACTTCCCCAAGCATCTCTACCCCAACCCGCACCAATTAAAAATTGATCATCAATAGTGACTGCACCTGGTGTTGTAGTTAATTGTGAGCCAGTTACATTTTGTTGAATACCTCTTGCAATATCTTCCTCTCCCATAGAAAGATTTGCTTGAATACCGGTGACTGGTGTATCGGCTGATGCACCTGCAACAGCTCCTGCGTTTGTAAATGTAAGTTGAGATCCTGTTACATCAACATTTGCGTTAGCTACAGTTGTTGATGAACCTATAGATGTAGTTGATGATATACCACTGACTGAGACGGTTTCGTCAGATAGGTCTCCCCAATCTGATGCTCCCCAAGTTTTATTACCCCATCCAGTGGCCATATCATTTTATATCCTTAATTATGCAATTCTTAAGATTGCAGCAGAAGTTGTGAATGCAGGGAACTGGATTGTAAATGTTCCAGAAGTTGCAGTCTTGTCTCCACCGAAATCTAATACAGCAACTGCTTCAGTAGTACCTGTACCACCGTTAGTTGTTGTATTGTAAATTAAAGCACCTCTTGCTGTTAGTGTAACACCTGTAAAAGATAAATCAGCAAAGTCAGTAATAGCGACTCCTGATGAAACTTTAACACCTTGGTTTACTAAAGCTTTACCACCTGCAGTGTAACCTGCTGGTGAAGATACTTCTGATGTTGTAGCGTAGTTAGTAGTTGATTCTCCTAAAACAGCAGAAGAGTCATACATTGCTAATTTAAATGTATCTCCACCTGCTGAATCAAAATCATGCTCACCAGCTAACAATTGCTTTTTAAATGAATTGCAAATTGCGTTAGTTGTAATAGCCATAATTGTTCTCCTTTAAAATTACGTATTTGGTGATGGTGAAGGTATCTTAATTCTTGGTACCCCATCATCGTATTCTGCACGTCTTCTTCTCCCCATTTGTTGAAGAGCAAAATTCTGTACTTCTTCATTGTACTTTGTTTCGTACAGTTTGTACATATCCATAGGACCTTTTAGATATCTAAAAGCCTCAGCTAATACACCATGTAACAACATTGATTCTTGATAAGTAGATAAAAATGTATTATTAGTTGATGTAAATTCTGGGGGATCTGTAATGTAGTTGATTTGTACAGTATATGCAGAATCTGGTATAGGTGCTACAAGAATATTAAAATCATCCCAATTAGCCCAATATTTAGGAAGACCTGTTGCAGCATTATTATTGTATTCAGAAATAAAACTTGTATCTCTTCTCTCTAAAAAAGTTCTTGTTGATCCATCGATTACTTGGACAGATCTCATAATAGTTAAATCAGCAGGTAAGCTTACGTATCTATTTCCTGATGTAAATGTAGAAGTTGAATATTTTCTAAGATCATCATAATCAACTTTACCTGCAACATCAAGTTCAACAGATCTAATAAAATCTTGAATAATTTGATCAGTTAAAACTGTATTACTAACTTCAGTATAGTTTCTTACTTGTGTTAAAAAATCTGCATGTGTAATTGCCATTATGTAATACTCACTGTTACGGATCTTAACTGAATAGACATTTGTCTTCTTCTATTTTGTAGTGATGGATCTGCAGGTTTCATTTCAGAGGTACCTTGATTAATAAAAGCAAAATCTCCAGGAAGTGTTAAATTAGCAACACCAACGGATGCTCCACCTGAATCTGCTTGGACACCATCTCTATTAGTAGGTTGTTGGAATCTTTGTGGTCTTGTATTTTGTAATGCGATTGCATCAGCTACAGTTCTTCTACGTCTAATTTGTGGATGTTTAGGTTCAAACTCAGAATAATGAACTAAAGAGCCATTCCATTCTTTTACCATTTCATTATGTGGAAATGCCATACCAGATCTATCAGATATTGCTAATGCGTTTTTTCCAGTTGCAAATTTTGGCATGATTAAACTCCATTAGGATAAAAAGATTGTGGAGTAATAAATGTAGATGCTCTTTGACCATCTTCATCTAATGCTCTTTTCAATTCATCCTCATAAATTAATTTATTTTGTTGTACTAATTGAGGTGCTTTTTTCATAGCTATGTAATAAGCTAGTCCTGCGCACATGCACGGTAAAAATCTGTATGCAACATCTGCATCGTTTGTATAGGCACCTGCATCTTCAATTCTTTTAATTACATAAAATTTTAAAGTATTGTAAGTATTTAAATCTGGTGCTTGGTACAAATATATTTTAGGTGTTGTTTGTCTATCAACATAATATTGTGATGGTTGTCCAGTTGCTAATTTATTAGGTAATGCAGCATAAGCTGATCTGTCTATTTTTGTTATTGAAACATCTTGTGTGTTTGCATTATTTGATGCTGCTGCAGTTGATGATACATAAGCTTCAAGCACATCATTCACATCTGAATCAACTGTATATTCCGCTTGCCCTGCAACTAAAGGTATTTCATTTAATTCTGTTTTCCAAAGATGAATACCTCTGTTTCCCCACTCTGCAAATAAAAGATCTAAACTTCTTCTTGCTGAACGCATGTCATAACCAGAAGTGGTGCTTAGACCACATCTTTCATAGCCCTCATCTATGACTTCATCAATATTCAGGTTGAAACTAGTAGTTCCTGAGGTAGCCATTATATAATCTCCTTTTTAGCGGCCGCTTTGAGAGTGTAAAGCTTCTCCTTTTTGCGGTTGTACAACTTATCTGATTGTACCACTTTTTGACTAAACTTTGAAGACCTTAGGTTTTTTGCTATTGGATTTCTTTTTAACTTGTAATCTTTTCTTTTTTTCACCTCTAGCACCTCTGAGCTTACCTTCTATTTGTTGTGGTATTTGTGATCGTCCTATTGGCATTATACTAAATCAGTAGCCTTTCCTATAATTGGTTTATATTTAGTTTTACCATCTTCTTTAAAAGCTCGCAAGAATTGTTTTCTACCTTTTTCAGGAACATAGGATACGTGACACCATCCACTATTAGGCTCTCCTGGAACATAAAACTCTAAAATCATTTGATCATAATCTAGGTTTTTATAAACCCAATCACAGACTTCTGCATTGTCTTTTCCTGGACACTCAAAATCAACGGCTTCAGCTTTACAGTGCTGGCTATCAACTGAACTTCCTATTTTTAAACATAAATCTGGACTACGATAGCCGCTAGTCACCAAAACAGGGCCGAAGTGATCACGTACCGGTTGAAGTATATTTTCACACAATAATTTTAATTTTTCAATTTGATTAGCATTAGGATTATTGTCAATATTTAATCTGATTGCTGTATCGGATTTTGTTAACTCTTGAAGAGTAAAATTTCTGGAAAGATTCATTATTCTAATATTATTTTTTTAATACTTATACTACCATCAATATTTTTTTCAAGTTCTGCTTTTGTTAACATACACTGATAAGATCTAGTATAACTACGAGTTCTCTCAGCAATTCTTTTAGCTTTTAAGCATTCAGACATATCAGATTTATATCTATATTCAGATATTTCATTATTAACAAACATAATTAAAGCTACAACTGTTTCTATCATTATTAATGAGCTCCATTACCGTTTGCAAATTTAATATCTCTAGTTGCATCCTTTAATTTTTCTATATCTTTTTTTAACTTTTCTATTTCTTTTTCATGAGAATCTAACATTACACCTGTGTGTACGTTTGCTTCTAACATTTTCTGCATCTTTTCTATTTGAGTTGCTTGCCATTCAAGAATCATAAATTGCTCTTGGTCAATTGGTTTTTGAACAGAAGCTTCTAATAAATCTTTTTCAAACAATTGATTTTTAGTCTCTAACTGGTTGAGCCTCTCAATTACTCCGAA